GCTGGCGACCATCCCCCACGAGCGCCGCCGCGAGGGCAAGGGCGCGGGCTCGGGCGTGTACCTGTGGCCCGCGGGCGCCCCGTCGCGCGAGGATCTGGCGCGCCGCCTGCTGGCCGCGGGTCCGGTGTCGGCTGCCGTCGCGGCCGAGGCGCTGGGCGCGTCGACGTACTACGCCGCCGTCGTGCTGCGGCGCGTGGGGGCGCGGGCCGAGCGGTCGGGCCGGTCGGCCGTGTGGGTGGCGCGATGACCCCCCGCGACGACGCCGCCCTGCTCGCCCTCGCCGAGCGCGACGAGGCCCGCCACCTCGCCGCGGCGCTGTCGGAGGTGCCGGCGCTCGCGCTGCCGGTGATCCGCACCGGACGGTGGCGCGTGAAGCGGGCGCGCGACCTCGTCGCGGGTCGCCCACACACGCGGCCGGAGCTCGCCGCGGCGCTCGGGGTGCCGCGCACCCGCGCGATCGAGATCGCGCGCGATGCCGGGCTGCGGTGGTGTGACGCCGCGGGCGTGTGGCGGGTGCGTCGGTGAGCGGCTGGGTGCCCTTCGACGCCGACGGCTGGCCATTCGTCGCCGACGCCCTCGCGAAGCCGTGGCCCGTGGAGGCCATCCACTTCGACCTGCGCTGGTGGGCCGACCAGGAGCGCGTGGGCCGTCGGTCGCGCCCCGGTCGGCCCGCGCTGTGCGCCCGCTGGGGCATCACCGAGAAGGTGGCCCGCCGCCTGATGTGCGACGAGGCGACCTGGGGTGACCCCGCGCAGGCAAAGGGCCAGCCGAGGGCCAGCGAAGGGCCAGCGAAGGGCCAGCCGAGGGCCAGCGAAGGGCCAGCGGCGACTAGGGCCAACGCTGACAACGGAGGCGAAAGGGCCAGCCGAGGGCCAGCCGAGGGCCAGCCGAGGGCCAGCCGAGGGCCAGCGAAGGGCCCCACGCGCGGAGAAGACACAGACACCCTCACCCACACCGCCACCCTCACCGAACACACACACGCGACCCCGCCAGCCGCCGAGGAGAGCCGATGCGCCCCCGAGCCAACAACCGCGCCGCCCGCCGCCGTTGGCTCCAGCCCGAGCACTACGACAGCGCCGGCTGGGGGCTCCGCGTCGCCGCCTACTTCGACGGCCGCCCCCGTTGGCGCAAGAACGCCGAGTGGCGTCGAATCGCCCAGGGTCGCCGCCGCAGCGAGGGCCGACGCGCCCGCCGTCGCGGCAGTCCCGACCACTGGCGCGGCTGACCGCCCCGTCGACGTCGTCGGCCGCCCGCCGGTAGCCGGCTCGGGTGACGACGCCGCCGCGGTCGCGTGGGCGACCGCGAGGATGCAGCGGCTCGACCCGACCCGGATCGCGCTCGACCGCGTCGACGTGAGGGCGATCGAGAGGGCCACGCAGCTCGGCGCGACGCTCGACGACCTGAAGGCGATCGGGGCGTGGCTGGAGAGCCCCGCGGCCGAGTGGTGGCAGGCCAAGGGCTACGCGGTGGCCGGCTGGCGCCAACTGCTCGGCGCTGACGGCGCGAAGTGGCGCGAGCGGCTGCGGGACACGCAGGCAAGGGCGCCCGGGCGTCCGGCTGGCGGGCACGTCACCGCGACGCAGGCGGGTGCAGGCTTCGCCGACGCGCTGCGCCGGCTCATCGAGGACGAACACGGCGCGATCATCGACATCACGGGAGGCTACAATGGCGACGAAGAGCGGGATCGCGAAGGTGTTCGAGCTGTGGCGACGGGCGGGCCGAGTTCGCCCCGCCGGCTGGTCGACGGGGCGCGGGCTGGAGGCTGACGCGGCGGAGGTCGAGGCCGTCGTCGATACGTGGGTGATGCTGCTCGGCGACGTGTCGGACGCGACGCTGGCGCAGGCCGCCGTCGAGATCGCCCGCAGCCCCGGCGCGTGGTGGCCTGAGCCGGGGCAGGTGCTCGACGCCTGCCGCCAGAAGCCGATGGCCCTGACGGGGCCGGAGGTGTGGGGCCTCGTCAAGCCGCGCCTGAACCGCTACCGCACCGCGGAGCAGGCCCTCGCCGACGTCGTCCCGCCTGCGTACCTGCCGACGGTGCTGTGCGCCATCGACAGCGTCGGCGGGTGGGGCGCGCTGTGCGACTCCACCGAGGCCGAGGAGCCCCACACGCAGCGGCGGCTTGGGGAGGCGTACACGATCGCCACCTCGCGGACTGCCTACGTCGCCGAGACGGAGACGGCCGGGCGCCTGCTCGAGCTCCGGCGCGGTGTCGGCCGCCTGGCGGTGGTCGAGGGCGAGCGCCCCGGGCTGGCTGCGTGGGCGCGCGGTGGGGGTGGCGAGTGACCGCCCCGCGCTCACTGCTGGGGTCGCCAGCACGCGCCGCGACCTCGGACGGGTCGGCGGCCGGGGTCGGGGTGGCGACGGGCGCCACGGGGCCGCGGGAGGCTGTGGCGGGCCGACGCTACGCCGAGCCGTGGCAGCACATCGACGGCGAGGACGACGCGGGGTGCTGGTGGCGCGAGGTCCACGGCGTCGTGGTCGGGCGCGTCGAGGATGGCTGGTGGGACGTCTGGTCGGCGTGCGGCATGGAGGCGGGCAACGGCCCCGCCGTCGACGAGGCCGCGGGCCGTGACGCGGTAGACGGGTGCCTGCGCCTGCTGGGGCTCGCCGAGCCCGACGAGAGCGGGCGATGACCGGCGGCGCGTGGGTGCAGGTGCTGCGGTTCGCGGTCGGCGGTCGCCCTGTCGGGGCGTCGCGGCCTCGGGTCGCCGGGGGTCGGGCGTACATGCCTGCGGGGCACGTCGCGGCGGAGGAGAGCTTGCGCGAGGTGGCGCAGGTCGGTTGGTTTCACGCGACCAAGCGCGCGAACCGGTGGCCTGCGCAGGCGCTCGACGAGCCCGTCCGCGTCGACGTGACGCTCGTGGCGGCGCGACCCCAGCGGCTCTGTCGGAAGCGCGACCCCGACGGCCGCATCCCGAGAGCGGTGGGGAAGCCGGACGCCGACAACGCGGCGAAGCTCGTCATGGACGCGTTGGTCAAGGCGCTGGTGCTGCGCGACGACACGCTCGTCTGCGTGCTGCACGTCGAGCGGTGGTACGCGGGTCGCGACGAAGGGGCCGCGACCGAGGTGGTGGTGTCGACGTGGCGCGATGGCGCCGAGGGGGCGGGATGAGCCTACTCGACGCCGACACCACGCACGACGACGCAGCCGGTGGGCATCGGAAACGGGCCGAGCCGCCGCTGGTCCACGGTGACGTCGACGAGCGCGCGCGTCCCAGCCCGTCGCAGCGTGTCGTCGAGGGCAGGGCCGAGACCGTCGTAGTGGTCGCGGCACCACCACACCTCGACGGGGCCGACGCGGGCGGGATCGGGAGGGACGGGGCCCCACGACGGGACGACAGCGACAGGCGTCCAGGCGGCGCAGGCAGAGAGCAGTAGCAACAGCATCGGGGGCCTCCGAGCCCCACATACCACAGGGAGCGACAATGGGAATGAAGCGGAACGAGTTCGGGGACATGGAGCCGACGGGGCAGGACCTGGCCGGGCAGGTGCTGGACTGCCTCACGGCGTACGGCCCGCTGGAGGCCGGGCAGGTGGCGATCGAGCTGGGCACCGACTGGCGCCGCACCGTCGCCGCCGTGGCATCGCTGCGGCGCGAGGGCCGGGTGGCCACCGTCGACGGCGCGTGCGTTGCCGTGGTGGAGCAGGCGGCGTGAGGCAAGGGGCGCGCCAGCGTGTGGGAGGCGGCAGGGCGGCTG